ATTGACCGTTAGGACCACATCCAGCGCCGCCTCCACCACCGCCACCAGCGGTGCAACCACCTTGGGTGCCATTAGCACCACCAGAGAAGTCAATAGCAGATGTTCTTGAGTGTAAAGAAGTTCTTGCAGACTGGCTATTTCCACCACGATAGCAACCATCATATGCACTACCGCCATTGTATCCACCACCTGATCCGCCGCCGCCACCACCGCCGCCAGCACCAATGATGGGAATAGCACCTTCATAGAATACAGCAGTTGTACCGCCACCAGCACCACCAGTTGCACCGTTACCGTATGCACCTAGTCCACCGTTACCACCACTAGAAGCGCCACCGCCACCAGAGGATACAGGACCATATTCATATCCAGCACCATTTTGATAACCATCACGAGCATTGACACCAGCGCCGCCGCCTTGACCAAATGCAAACTGTAAGTTAGCAAAAGTACCACCAATTGTTGCATTAATTAGAGCGCCAGGACCACCATCTCCACCAGTTGCAGATCCATCCTGAGGACCAGAACCACCAACATATCCACCATCTTGACAACCAGAGTTGGCGTTACCATTACCGCCACCGCCGCCTCCACCAACGACTCTTAGTTCGTGGATTCTAGATGCTTCTCCTGGGTATGTTGCTGGTGGTGTGTATGTTGTAGATGTCTGTAAGACAAAATCAGCGTCACCAGTTGTGGTTTGGAATACTTCTGATGCACCATTACCACCAGATCTAGTAGATGCAGCACCTTGGAATTGTGGTCCAGCACCACTTCCAGGTGATGTTCCACTTCCAGCAGCACCGTCAGATCCTGCATTTGTAGTATATGAAAACAGTGGATTGTCAATAAGTTCCTGAGGAATTAAGAATGATCCTCCAGCACCACCTGCACCACCACTGTCACCTGCTTGTCCACCTTCTCCACCATATGCGTAGATTGTGTAGAATGATCCGTCTAATTGGAAAGATGCATATGCATATCCAGCATCACCGCCATCAGAAAATGTTCCACCACCACCTCCACCAGGAGCATCTAATGTTACTTGTAGTTGTGTGACTTCACCTGTCTCTGCAGGGATTGGATCGGTATTGATGACACCTTCTCCCACCTGTTCTTCAAAACCAAATGAAACACCAGTGCCAGGAATAACAAATACCTCAGTTTTACCACCAATACCTGTGTTGTCATCAACAACATACATTCTTGGTTCGGGTGTTGTTACAACATCCTCAAAATATCCAGGAGCCAATCTAACAGTGATTGCACTTCCAGATGCAGATGCAGGAACACCTGCTGGTGCTTCATATGTAAATGTAGATCCACTAAGTTGATTATTATCTTGGATTACAAATGCACCGTTGAAAGCATCAGGAATAGCACCAGCAATTTCAACTGTCTTACCTGCTTGGTAACCATGATTCTCATTGGTTGTAACTAAGCACCAATTGTTTGCAGAATCATATGTAATGCTGAGTACATTGAAATACGTAGATCCTGTGATTGGATATTCACCATCTGGATCTGGTGGATCAGTAGTAATACCACCACGCAATCCAATTGCTTGAATGCCAAACATATCGTTAGCATTATTATTTCCAGCAGGAACACCAGAACCTTGCTCTACACCACCAGATCCCTCACCATCCCCAGGGTCAGATGATCTAAGTATTTGTTTAATTTTTACAGTTTGATTTGGTTGGTTCTGTAGTGCCGTGGGAATAGTGATAGTGCTTGCTGTCCAATAAGCATAAACAGCATCATACTGCTCAAACCCGCTCTCAATGTTATTGTCATTATTAAATTTTCTAGCAGATGGAATAATTTCAACTTCCGATCCATCTGAAAATTCTACTACCAAACCCTCTTCTGGGTTATTAGGTCTCTCACCACCATTACTATCATTTCCTGCAATAGCATAGATGAAAAACTCTGTGTAACCAGTGAAATCCATAGTGTATGTTACACTTCTAGTCACTTTCAAAGAGCCAGGGTCATTAATACTAGCAGTATTTTTATATCCAAATGCTAGATATCTATTACTCTGTGCAATGCCTGGTTTATCAAATCCTTCCCATTCACCTGTTCCAGGTCCATGTGGTTCCAGTGAAATATCATCATATACTGCTGTAGAAGCAATGATGTTATCACTAACATCATACAATACGTTTGCTGGTGTGTTAGGATCTAGTCCACCAATGCCAGCAGTGTTACCATAGGTAGCAGCATTTGGATCATTCAATCTATCTCTTGTCAGACCATGAGAGTGACCTAATGCTACACCACCAGATGTTGCTGGTTCAAACAATGCAATATTTGCTCTAGTTTCACTGTACATGACAGCAAACTCATCCCAGTTGATAGCACCAACTTCATTGTCATTTAGTTCATCTGGTTTACAAGATAGAATCTTATGGTTGTGCTCTGCTGGTCTAGTAAAGATATGATCAGATAGTGGTCCTACTCTATAACTTACACTACCTGTAAGATATGTAAAAACATCAGCAGCAATATCCGAATATCCTCTCGTTCTTACATCACCTACAGTAAAGAATACACCACCATCGAGAAGTTGATCCTTACTGATATACCAACTACCACCAAGTTGTCCAACCTCATTAACTAGAGCATTCTCAACCGTTGGAGATCCATCACCATCGACTCCGCCAAATCCTACTACAATTCTATCTCTATAGTCTGGTAAAGTAAATGTTCCAACATTATATGGATAATCTCTGATTGTGAAACCTTTATTGAATATGGTAGCAGGGTGATCAGAGTTACCAAAGAAATATGACTGTGTTCCACTGAAAGTGCTAGTGTCTACATCATCAGGAAACTTCAATTTATATACAAATTCCGTGGCACCTGGGGCAATTGCTGTTAGTTCTGCTTGTGTTGGTGCTTCAGTGCCATAAAATGTATCATATTCCCAGTCATTAGAATTTAGATTCCCTAGTCCATTTCCAGGTGGTGTATTGCCTGTATTATCGAAAAATCTAAAACTAACTCCATATGGATATGGTAGTTTTACTGTAGCCTGAACACTAGGATCTTGATTTATAACAGCATACCAATCTGTTGCAGACAATCCTACAGCATCACCTCTAAGAAATCTTTTTATACCACCAGCAACAGATGGACTCAACTTTGTTACTGATGTTGATCCACCATATGAATTTCTCAGAACATTATATAATTGAGGATAGTCTCTAATATTGAGAACAGATCCATCACAGTATAAGTAATCTTGATATGCATGTTCTGGTGGTTCTAATCCAGATCCAGCACCTGCTTGGATAGTGGGTTTACCAGAAAAACTATCAACTAAGACAGGGAATATAGATCCACATGGAGCATAGTTTGCCTCATGCTCCTGCTTATAGTTACCGAATTTATTTCTATAAGAGGCTGTCATTAGAATTTAATTAGAAACTCTTGTACGATGTAAGGCTGAATAAATTGATCTGCCTTGTTCTCTGTATTGACTTGAATTTGAATGGTAGAGACAAGGGGAGCAGCAGGAATGAACACTGGTGTTGTGTTCACAACATATGTATGCTCATCTGCACTGAAATTAACGAAGTGCCTGTGTATTGCTTCATCACCGAAGTTTTCTACTTCAGTTGTAACGTTTGAGATAGCAGAGAATCCCTCTCTATCATCAGTTTTAACAGAGTCCCATGGAACAGTTGGGTCAGAATAGTTTGGTGTTAATTGTTGAGGACCTCTTTGTGGTCTGGCATCACCTGGGTCAACGCCAGCAAATCCATTACACTCGCAAACAGAATATAATGTTCCAGTATACTGAACAGTACCACAATTAAGTGTTTCAGGACCACCACCACCACCAGCACATCCAGAAGTTTGTCCACTCCACAGTGGATATCCACAACTAGTTCCATCTGGAATCAAGCACTCATATCTTGCTCCAGAAAAGTCACAACCAGTAAAACATGCACCATAATAGTATCTAACACATCTACCAAATAATCCACCACCACCACCATATGGATCGGATGCTTGAGTAATATTCGCAGTTCTAAGTCTACCCGCTGCTAGCATACAGAGAGGTTGGTAAGTATTATAATACCAAGGTTGAATGCAAAGTGTAGATTTGCGAGAATAAAAGTTTCTACCAATATTATTATATTCGTTGCCTAATGAAGACGCTTGTCTTGTTCTAGTTCCATCGTGGAAGTGAGCATGTGGTAAAAATGCTGTTTGCAATACCTCAGTAACTTCAGTATAGTTTCCTGTTGCTCTTGTAAATCCAGGTTGACCTGTGATAACAATTTGCTGCGATGGAAGAAAGAAATTACCTTGATATTGAATCTCGTATGTAGTACCGATGTTACTTTGAACTTCCAATCCTACACCAGATTTGACAATTTCTTCTCCATCATCATCTTCAATACGAAGATCAATCTCATCACCTAAGTTTGATCCAGAAGATGCTCTCAATTTCTTTGATCCATAGTCTGGAACTTGAAATTGATTATCTTGTAATGTTTGAGTTGGTTTTCTAAATCTACAATTTTGACCAGTACCTAAGATAGTAGCAAGTTCTGGAAAAATTTCTGCAGAATAAACTGTACCATCACAACGCAAATATCCAGAGGGAAGTAATTCCTTACGTGTTTGATCCTCTGGATCATTTGTAGGTAACTGTCTTGCCCAATGAATAATTGTACCAGTATTCGTTCCGACTTTTGATTTTTCTTTTCCGTAGAATACTGCCATCAGAATGCCCTTATTACAACTAATGTGGTTAACGAAGGTGTATTAGGATTGACTTGGACACTCAAAGCCTTGTCAACACTAACAGGTGCAATAGTTCCTGTCGTCATATTATTTATGAGAATAGTTCCAGGAACACGCATCTGACCAAGCGTCATGCTAAGGTCAATTGTGAAGTGATTATGAGATTGCAATGCAGTAGAGTTCCACGAGTCAGTGTTGTGGTTCAATGTAACAGGATAAGTTCCTTGATTTCTTGCAGCAGAAACATCCACACCTGGGTAAAAATTCAAAAGACCAGAATAGTTACCAGGAGGAGGGAATTGATTTGCAACGGCAGGAGCCTGTTGAGATGGTAGACAACTATAATCGTCAGAATATGAATTTAATGTTTGTGCAAATGCGGAAATATTTCTTGGATTGTTTGCACTTCTGCTAGCAGGTAAGACTGGAGACTCTGCCGTAAAATCATGGAATGTGTCCATGGTAGGCAAACTCTGGTTTGTTGGGTCATACCATGTCAGATTGACTGTGCCAGGTTCAAATCTATCTGCAATCTCATTCTGATCTTCTGCGTTTACAGAGTCAGCAGTAGTCCACTGATCATCCTGTGTAACATAGTTACCAGGAATAAAGAATGCGATGTATCTACCTGATGGTTGTGCAGATGGATATGGATCTGCATTCTCACCTGTAGGTCTAGGGTGAGTATGAGGAGGAGTATGGTCAACACCTAGTTTTCTAGGAATAGTTCTATAAGTATCAAAGTATGCTGGTTCCTGTAAAGTAACACCAGTAAGTTTACCAGACAACAAACTATCTGGTTCTACTTGGAAGTTAACATCAACATATGACACAACATTACTCAACGGGGCAGCATCACTACCGTTTTCCGTAATGTATTCTCCGACAACAAATTGATCTAGAGGATCAAGTCTAGACCCCTCAAGGTCAACCAAAGAGGTATTATTTAATGATGGTAAAACAAAAACATCATCCTCAGTATAATTTGGATATGAGTTTTGAATACCAACTGGTGGACCTCCAGGTTCTTGAAAAGGACCATATGCATTTCCAAGTAACTGTGCTAGTAAAGGGTAATCAATAGCACGTACAGTTTGACCTCTGCACACAAGATATCCAGTTGGAATTGCTTCATCTAGCAACTGTGATGTACTGGACGAACCAGTCCAAGGCACTATGGTCCCGATTGGGACCGCTTTCAGTGCCTTGATTCTATTGTAACTTGCCATTTATCAGACCTCCATTAGCCACCAACCCTGTACGGATGTTGGAATTCCAACCTGACCATTGTTATCGGTTCCTCCTAGGTATACGAGTGTGAATGCTGCGTTTGGTGTTTGTACAACCAGTTCACCAGATGGATAAGGAGTAATTCTGTCTCCAAGTAGTGTACCAGTAGCATCTCCTTGAATCTTGACTCCAGAGGATTCTGCAGTTCTAAGAACAAGAGATGTGTTGTAACTTAGTTGACCACCAACCTCAACAATCTTAACCGTATCTCCAGTTACAGGAGAAGTTGGTAGAGTTAGGATCAGTGTAGAAGATGCCTGAACATTGACACAGTAAACAATGTTTGGCGTTAGGGTCAGTTCTTCTTCAGCAGATGCAGCAGAGAGATATCTAGTATGTCTACCGCCACTGGACGAATAGAAGTTATTAATACCGAAGGAGTCAAGAGAGTTATCTTGATTGACAGTGAACTTCTTAGTACCATTGATACCTAGGTTCTGGATAGATAGTTGCTCAACAACTGGAGATGGTGTTGCACTAGCATTACCAGTAACGGTAAGCGTAGTTTTAGCACCTACATTGCCAAGGTTATCAACGAAGAAGGATGGAGTTGTGGAGTCTGGGCTTGTAATGACGTTCTCAGGATCCTGTGCGGTGAACAGGTAGAAGTCACCACGAGCAACAACACCACAGTCCCAAGTGATCAGACCTTGGTGATCGGCGTGACCGTCATCGTTGACAACTCTAAAGAGTTGTGTCTGATTGATGGAATCATAAATTGTGAAGTTGCCACCTGTTAGAGTTAGTCCACCAGAGACATTTAGATCACCAGTTCTGTATGCAATGCCGCCGTCAGTGCGCTGCTCATTCATTGTTGCAGAATGAACGACACCAAACATTCTACCCTTGACTGCTGTCCAGGCAAGAGATCTGCCCTGGGAGTCTGTAAGTACAACCCAGTTGAGGTAGTCTAGTTTCTGTTGTACAATGTATCCTCTGTCAAGGATGAGGGAGAGATAAGTGCTAGATGCACCAGCATTAATTCTTGTTCTCTCTTCAAAATCAATGACATTTGCAACTTCACGATGCTTGACTAGTCTTCTGACTACATTACCAACAGCAAATGCACTGTCACCAATTACGAATGTATTATTGGTTCCAAGACTATCACCAACGTCAGCAATCACGACAGTTGGATTTGCTACATCTTCGATAACCTGAGTAACTTTACCGATGATGAAATCGCCAATGCCTGTTGATGCTGACGTTGCATCACCAACAAATACGATATCATCAACTGCAAACTTACCAGTTCCAACACCAAGACTCTGTACAGGAACTTGAATTTGACCGCTAGATCCAGTAACACCAACTCTAATTGTAGTGTCAGGACCACCATCAGAAACAATTTGAGGATCGAACCAGTAGCTGTATGCTCTTGCAATGTTACCAGAATCAAAGTTAGGTACTAGAGCAGCATTATTTGTGATAGATCCCTGTTGACCCTGATGAGCAAACTCAACCTCAATTCTACCGTAATGGTTGCCGATGTGAGTTGTGCCAGTGCAAGTGTCTACTCTGAATGTAGGAACTTCATTACCATTGGTTAGGAGAACTTTTTCGTTTCTTCTAAACTCGCCAGTGAAGCTAGCAGAGGTAGAACCTACAACTGCTTTGCTGAGTTCGACAACAGCGTTGCTAGTGTCAATTGCAATTACCTCAGTATCATAGAGGAATTCGATTGAAGACTCATTAAGGATGTTATCAACAACATCACCAATATTGATGTCGGAGAGTGACTTACCAGGAGTTGTAATAACAACATTAGTTAATCTGAATTCACCAGCGGTACAATCAGCAGTGAATTGAACTGTCTGAATTGTTCCACAACCACCCTTGACTGTTAGTGTGTTGTTGATTGTTGTTGCACCACCAATGGTAACATCACCAGTAGTAGAATCTACAACAAATACATCACCGTCAGCATCATTACAATCCTTGGAGATTCTGAACTTCTGAACTTCCTGAGATAGAGGAGCAAGAACCTTGATAACCTCACCCTGATCGAAGATTCCATCGCTGGTTGTATCTTCACGATCGATGATTACATAATCATTATTGGTTAGGCTACCACCAAATTCTGCAAGATATACATTGTCTTGAGAACCAGGAACATTGCTGTTCAATGGTTGCTCAGTCCAAGTAGCATCAAACTGAACATTTACCTTATAGATTGGTGTTCTGTCAGGATGGTTAGTTAGAACAGCAGTGTATGTTCCGAGTGGTTGACGACGAACCTTAATGTAGTATGGAGCAACAGATGTTCTGGTTAGTTCAACAACCTGAACAATTTCAGGATGTCCACTAGCACTCTCTGCGCTATTGATAATGATGTAGTCATTCTCAACGAAGTATGGATCACCATTCAGTTTGTTAGGTGCGTTGAGAAGTGGTAGATAATACTCATCACCAGTTAGAGCAGGAAGATCCTGAGGTTCAACAACAGGTGTGCCACCAATACTTCCACGTGCTGCTTGGAATCCAGCACCACCCCAATTACCACTACCTGCGGTGTCAACCTCGTTATATCCTTCTTCGGTGGTTAGTTTGACAAGAACGTTGAGGATGTCAATGTTCTTATTGAAGAGAGTATCGCTTAGGATACCATCGTCATGTGCAGTGATTGGAGAACCTAGTTTACCACGACCACCAGTGAAGGAGAACGCTGCAACACCACCACAGAGTGTGATGTTACCGTTGAATGTAGCAGAAGCAATAACTTCTAACTGGTTATTAATGGTAGTTGTACCACCCTGACCAGCGATATTGATCTCAGATGCATTTAGACCGAAGTTGATGATCGATGCAGAACCAGAGTTAGAGAAGAAGTTGACTGTACCAGCAGTTGTAGAAAGTGTTACAGTATCATTAATTGTTCTTCTCGAACCTAGTTGGAAGTCACCATCAACCTTGAAGGACTTAGTTTTGATTCTGGTGAACGACTGAGATTCGTTATTGTTATATGCACCACCAATTTCAATCTTACTGATGGTTAGAGCATTGTCAGAAGGACGATCATCTGGAGTTACACCTAGGAAGATGTTACTGTGTAGAGATGTCTGACCAATTCTGATGAACTGATCTTCTTCGGTAGTGTTACCGATGTTAATGTTCTCTACCTTGTTACCAAGATTGATTGTACCAGTGAATGTATCATCCGTGATTAGGTTGAATGTACCAACCGTCTCGGATGTTCTGATCTCAGCAACAGATCCATCACCGTTGACTTCGATGTCACGCTCGAATCTTGCGTCTTCAGAGAATCTGGAGTCACCCTTGACAACCAGTGCTCTGTCTAGTTCAGCATCAGTTGCATTGATACCAACCTTGCCTTCATTGTTGCCTCTACCAGACTCAGTGATCGCTGCAGTCTCAGTAGAAACACGGAGAGTTGCATAATCAGCAACAGCAGAACTGTCACCACCAACTAGCAGTGCATCTGGGATTCTGTTCTTATCACGATCTGCGAAGTTGGTGTGGGAGAGATAATCAGGAGTCTTACGACCGCTGATGTATGCATTACCAACAACGTCTAGGTTTGCACGAGGATCGGTGTTGAGGTTCTCAACGAATGCATTTCTATATGCATCGTGAGTAGATCTTGCAATAGTGTTGACACCCAGTTTGTAATCACCAATGGTCTCAGTCTCAGTTCTGAGTGCTTCACCACCAATAACACCAACTTCCTTGAAGTTAGAGTTAGAGAACTCGATGGTAGGAGCGTCAGCACCTTGTGCAGTTCCTGCAATGATGTCTTCCCATGCCTGAGTATCCTGAGGAATCTGATCGATTACTTGGAAGTAGCAGTAGTTATCAGCAGGATCGAATGGATCACCAGGCTTCGTAGCATATACTGTCCAGGTTAGGTTCAGTCTAGGATCATAGTAGAAGTTGCTGACTCTAATCTGAGAGGTAGAAGTAATACCAATGTCAGAGTTGGAAAGTGCAACACCGCTATTGAAGTCTCTGAACTCAAGTTTAACAACATTGCTACCGTCGAAGACGATATTGTCAATGCTGTTGTTTGCAATCTGCTGGAAGTAGTTTGCAAGTATCCATGCAATGGAACCATTCTTACCAACTTCCTCGCCCTTGAACAGAACATCACCAGGAGCAGGTAGTACACCACCATAGGTGATATATTGAGATGCTGCGATTCTTGTTCCGCCAGCAGAAATTAGTGGAGACTGGTTAGGAGTTGCGTTAGATGCTACACCAGCAACGGTGTGCGTCTGGAACATGTAACTCTGACCATTTCCTCTAGCATTGAACTGGAAGATAGCAGATCTGATGCTGTTCTTGCTGAGTCTGATGTCACCCTCAGTTGGTGGTGCCCATGCAGTTCTGTCTAGACCCTCGTCTTGCTGCAACTGAGTTACAGGATCGACAGAAGATACGTTAGAACGGATGATTAGAGCATCACGCTGTTGAGTAAAGTCATCATCCTGAACAGAGATAGTTACAGGAGACTCGAAGTTGTTGACTAGTTGTCCATCACCACCAACAACCGTGATATTCTGGTTGAAAGTTACAGGTGTATCGAAAGTGGTAACGAGACCGCCTACGGTATCATCCTCGTCTCCATCATCTGCAAGAACTGCAGCATCGATGAATGTCTCTTCACCAGTAATAGCATTAATTCTTCTGTTACCGATATAGAGATCACCCTGAGAGTTGATACCCGTGTAGAAGACGATACCAGCGTCCTGTTTCTTACTTTGGGCATAGAAGTCCTCTTCAGGAGTTAGGACGACTTCCTGACGCGCTGGGAGACCTGTGGAGTAGTTACCAGGACCGAAACCAAGGTATTCAAACGTGTGGTTACCAGCACGTGCGATAGATGGTCTACGGAGTTCAACGTAGTAACGCTGATCAACAACAACTGTGCTGTCACCAGCGATAGGAATCAAGCGATCCTCAGAACCAGCGGTAGCGTTACCTCTTTGTGCTCTGATTTGATTGCTACCTGCTTCATAGGAATTCTCGATGAATGCACTCTGCTTGAGTAGATCATCAATACCTTCTCTTGTTACAGAGTTCTTGAAGTCGTTGACGGTAACTAGACCGTGAACGTAGTTGTCTGCAGCAGAGAATGTAGAAGGTGGATCGATTAGACCTGCGTAGTAGTTCTTCTCTTCATTAGATGTACCATTGTTTTGGAACCAGAGAGGATCGTTCTTATAGTTGAGAGGATAGAGTTTACTGACTGGCTGAGAGAACTTAAATCTACGGAAGTTATTGCTGACTCCAGCACCTGTTGGGAATGGAGAAACGTTACCACGTAGGCAAGTTAGATAGTAGATACCATCTTGCTGACCAGCGATACGTCTCTGTAGGGTTTCATAACCGAAGATGTAGAATGTATCTTCGATAATGCCTGCATCTTTGACGCTATCAACATAGTATTCAACACCAGCACTATCAGTGATTCTATCACCAGGGGTGATGGTATAAACGTTAGCGCCGTTTTGCTTGTAATAATACTCTGGGAAATTTTTTCTGATATGAGTCTTCAGAGGTAGCGATTTGCCCATGTCCTGATCCTCAAGCATGTCAGCAAATACAGTGATGCTGCCTTGCGTCTGAGAGAATCTGGTGTTAGCAAACTCACTGTACTCTAGAGTGCCATTGCGGATACCCTTGATGATGAGATAATGCTCACCATTGACAGTGTAGTATGCATGGATATTGCAGTTACCAGAAGTGTTTCCAGTAAAGCTAGCATAGTTAGTGTCACCTGCTTGATTATCTGCTTTATCAGTTACGAATGCACCACCCTGAGGAGCAGTAATCTTAACTGTGGTGAGAACTTCGTTTCTTAGTCCAGGGAAGTTTCTGGTATCGATAGCATGGTCAAAGACCGTGAGTTCTAGATACTCAATTGTCTCATCGATAGCATCTGGGATGTAACGAGCAGACTGAATAGTTGCCTGAACACCAGATGCAAACTTAGCAAACTCACGATACTCAACACCAACTTCTTTTCTGAATGGATCATAGAGAGAATCTTGATCAAATCCTGCAAGTTGTGATGCAGTTTGACCGATAAATTCACCTGGGTTCTGTCTGTTCTCAAAGCGAGCACCATATACTGTGCCAGTCACAGGCTTCAGTACAATCTTCTGAGGTACAAGTTTACGGGTGTCGTCAGTTCTTGTCTTGAGAACAAATCCATTGATAGGATCTCTTGCGTTCTCCAAGTAAGAAGGAATGACATAACGTAGTTTGTATGTTCTATCATCCTTGTCTCTATTATCCTCCAGACGCTCGTACCACATGTCTGTGGATCTCTGTCTGTCAGAGTAATCAGACTGACTGATTCTCCAGAAGATGTTGTCGTTGAGGACAGACTGTGGTTGAGCAGAGTCATCTCTACAGTTGACGTACCACTTACCAGTAGAAGTAGATCCATCAGTGAATGATGGGTCAAATTTCATTGGTGTTCTACGCTTGTTAGCGAAGACATCAAATGTTACACCACTTTGTCCAGCAGCAAACGAGATTGGTTGTACATTTGCTCTTGCATCTGCTGCAGTCTTGTGAATCGAAATGATCTTAGGAGACTGATAGCGAACGAAGAACTCAACATTTGGATTGATTCTACCAAAGTTACCATCGAGAGGATCAGTTACAGCGACCAGAGGGTCATTAATGTAACTCTGGGAGATGAGTGGCAAGTTACCACCTTCTGCTGCTCTGATGAATACCTTCTGAGGTGTTACACCATCGACAGGAATATCAAAGACGTGTGCTACTTCTGTTCTGATTCTATCAGAAGACTCAAGAGAAGATGTGTATGCATGTAGATCATAGGACTCATCTAGAATAAACTGATAGATGTCAATCTCAACATCTCTGTCGATGCTATCAGTCTCAGAAGCATAGATGTATGTACCTGCTGCTGCATTCTCAGGAGAAGTTGCGAGCATCAGTGTTGTAGTTGCTTCACTATTCCAGAAGGAAGTGTTAGCATAGTTTTCAGGAGAAGTGAATCTACCAGGAGCGATTACATAGTAGGTTCTGTTTGTCTCGAAACCATTAGGTAATCTGACAAGACGCTTGTCAACATCAACATACTTACCTGTAACTGGATCGAAACGTGGACGTGGAACCAGTCTAACAGGTGTACCTGTCTCCCAGTTGTGTGGGTTAGATGCACCACCACCAGTATCAATGGTGAATACAGTTGCTCTCTTAGAAAGAACAGTTGTGTCTACAGTCTGCTCTTGTCTAACAACTGTGCCAAGACCACTATTAATAATGGTAGTAATGACACCAACTAGGGATTCGATTGCATCTGCGGTTCCCTCACACTCTCTGTAATTCTGAGATGTTAGACTATCAGCGATAACATCTGGGAAGACTTCTACACCACCCTGCTGCCATCCATCTTCAGGTCCAACCAAGACAGTGTTTACATCAGTGTCTGCCCATGCACCTTTCTCTAGTCTGAAGTGTAGGTTGATGTTACCATTGTTGGTCTGAACAGCATTTACTGGGCTACCATCTTCTAGTCTAGAACCAATAGTTCCTAGTCTGATTTGAGTACCGTTTAGAATCTCTCTAACGTAAGCTCCTGCAGGAATGGTAGAAGTAACTTGCGTAATTGTACCATTATCAGAGAAGTTAAGTAGACCTTCAAGAGCTTGTTGCTCTGCCCAATTATAAGATGCTGCATCATACTCAGCAACGGACATGCCAATTACAATACCACGAGTGTCACCAACATCTACGATGTCAGAACCAGCAGTAGTAGAGCAATTATATGCAAGGAAGTCGAAGTTTCTCATGGCAGCAGTTGCCAACTGTCCGACATAATCCCATGCATCTAGGGTTTCAGTCTTCTCACCATCGATGTAGGTGAGGCTGTTACCAACATAGTATGCTTCACCTGCCTGAATGCTGTTGATGTTACCACCAAGTCTCAAGTCATTGACAACAGCGTCAACGATGTAGGAAACGTCACGGAAGCACTTCGATGCTTCGTTATTGATTGTGAAGTCACCTTTGTTGAGTACAGGTAGACCATCGAGAGAACCTGTACCGATTGCATCGGTAAGGATATCAAATAGGTTCTCAATAGAAGATCTAACGTTTGCACAATCCCAGAGACCATTCGATAGTGGTGGGAGATCGTCTAGATTACCAGCGAGAAGTGCATCACAAAGGATACCAGTTAGAGTATCGATTGTTGCTAGAACATCCGAGCAGTTACCTACTGTATATACAGAAGGTTGATATGCTCTTGCAGCACGAGGATATGCGTGCTCAGTCTTATAGTTGTCCTTACCACACTTGAAGGCAATGGATTCAGTCTTCACCTTGACCTTAGTGCCAACAGGTAGACTGTGAGCACCAATAGTGATTACAACATCACCAGATGCAGGATCATAAGTTGCAGCAGTTACATCCCATTCAACTAGAGGAGATGCACCAACATTAATTGTAATGCTGTAGTCAGTTACAGCAGTTGGATTGACATTCTGTCCGACGATGGAATCAGATCCAGGACGTGGATATACATGGTCGGCAGTGAAGTCGTCCATGTCACACTTGAATGTGAAGGAGTTGTCGTCAAGAGATAGTTGATCGCTGGTAGTTACACCGTGTGCTGCACCGAAGTACATCACAAAGTCACCAGTTACTGCATTGTAAGTTGCGTTGGTTGGAGTTAGTTGAGGACCATTAACAACGTTGACTGCACCAGCAGCAGCACTTACAAATCTGTGTAGATAGTTACCACCAGATACTACTGCACCAGCAGTTGCTCTGGAGAATGTATGTGGATAGAGGTGAGTAGAGGTTCCTACATTGATAGTGATTGTTTCTGCAGTAGCAGCAGTGATGTTGACTGCGGTATCATATGCAGGATCCGCAGTAGCACCAGTTGTTCTCTCTGCAGTTAGCGTACCAACGCCACCATCATTTCCAATTGCCTGAATGATGATACCAAGTAGAGTATCAACAGCACCTGCAGCAGAACCACAAGTAGGTAGCAACTCATCAATATCCCAGTCATCAACGATGGTAAGATCCTTGGTCTGAGTTAGAGTGTTACCAGCAGAAACAGTTACCGTTTCGTTTCTTAGAACTTGGATTGCAATGTTCTTGACTTCAGTGAAGACCTTAGCAGCTTCATCACGCTCAGCATCGATGAATGTTTCTACTGCATCACCATTGAAAATGTTAGTAACATAAACCTTAGCAGCATCATATGTCTTAGAGTTACCTCCAAACTTAACATCCCACATTACCTCTTCTAGAACGTCATAAACGTCATCTAGGCAATCCTGCTTAGTGTTACCAGCAGAAGGAGTGTAGAGTGGATATGCAGAGAGCATACGCTGATATGCTTCTTCAGCAATAAACTCTTTATTGTCAAGAACAAGATTATATGCATCAGCATGAATGTCTGATACAAATGGAGGATCTCCAACCTGATCAAGAGTAATGGTTAGATCTCTATCATAGTATTGGTTGTTTACTGCACGGTTCATTAGATCTGCAGCACGCTTGAATGCGGTGATAGCAGGTCCAACTTCATTGTCTACACCGTTAGAGATGAGAGCATTCTGTGCGAAGTATTCTTTAGTTGCTGCGATGGTATACTCGTTACCACCAAACCAGAGATCCTGTGCGATAGCATCAACAACGTGACCAATGTCTCTACGGCACTTGCTTTCGCCAGTCTTGAAGGAACCTTCATTGTCTGGTTGGTTCCAGATTCCACCATTAATGTTACCAGCAGCAATTGCATCGGTAACCAAATCTCCCAGTGTTTGAATTGCGCTCTGAACATCAGAACATGCTGCAGCATCTTGTCTATCGACATTACCACCAGCACCACCATACTCGGAAGCACCTTCAGTTACAGTCAGATCCTTGTAGTATAGAGCATTGTATACTGCCTTTCTCATCTCCGAGATAGCAGCAGAGAATGCAGTGATGCTCTCTGCTTCTTCACCTACAAGACCATTGCTTAGTGGTGTAGTAGCATTGGTGAAGTATTGTCTCGTGAATTCCTTGGTGTGCCTGTTACCAGCACAATACATGTCAACAGAGACAGCATCGATAAAGTAACCAATGTCTCTACGGCACTTAGTTTCACCAGGACCAGCAGATCCCTTATTGATCTCAAGTGGCATACTGTTGAGGTTACCAACAGTGAATACATCCTGAACAATAGTGTTGAGAGTATCAATCGCAGACTGAACGTCAGAACATAGTGCAGTCTGAGCATCAATCAATTGGTTTGCAGTGTTACCAGCAAATGTAACTGCATCAGTTGCAGCACTTACAAATGTGTGAACACTGGTGTTGCTACCACCATCACCAACATTAATAGTGATTGTATCAGTGGTAGCAGCAGTAATTTCTAGGTACTGACCCGCAGCGGGGTCAGTATTTCTTGGATATGTATGCTGAGTAGCATCGCCATCCAAATCACAAGTAAAGGTTAGCGAGTCAGTAGCAATGGTGATATAGTCGCCAACAGACAGACCATGATTAGCAATGCTAAGAACCGTAGCACCAGTGTTTGGATCATAAGTTGCACCATGTGGAGTGAAACTCTTAGTTACCTGACCATATGCAGATCCAGGTGCATTGTCTGCAGTGATGGTTAGATCTTTTTCATATAGTTGATTGCTTACTGCCTTCTTCATCATCTCAGCAGCTTTAGCAAATGCAGCTCTGCTCTCTGTAGTCTCACCTACAAGACCATTAGCAATTTGTGTGGTTGCATTAGTGAAGTATTCTGCACAGAACTTCCAAGTGTACTCGTTACCATTAATGAATAGGTCAAGTGCAACTGCATCGACAAAGTAACCAATGTCTCTACGACACTTACTTTCACCTACTCCAGAGATATAAGAAGATTCTGCTGGTAGAGAATTCAAGTTGCCATTACTAATAGGTGTGGTGATGATGTCAACCAGAGTAGTAATTGTGGACTGAACATCAGTACATGCAGCAGAATTAGTGTTGGGAATAATTGTAGTTCCTACACCATACTCAGCTGTTCCAGCAGTAACACTTCCATCAACAATACTGAGTTGGTTAGCAACCGCAGAACGCATGAGATCACGTGCTTGGTTGAATGCTTCAATACTTTCAGTTGTCTCGCCCTGTAGACCACCAGAGATCCAGTTCTGTCCAGTAGCATCAAAGTATTCAGAGATAAACTTACGGGAATACTTGTTACCACCAACCATGAGGTCAAGCGATACAGCGTCGATCAAGAATCCCATGTCACGCTTACACTTATCACCAAAAGTGTTACCATTGTTTCCATCATAGTTTGGATACAATGCAAGCATGTTTGCATAACCAGTGTCAATGATCTCCTGGCGATTTGCTTGAATTAAGTAGTATGCATCCGCAAATCTAGAACGCTCATCAGTCTGAGAGTCAAGAGGGAAGTAGAAATCACGATGCTCGTATGCAATCTGTGCTAGTGCAGTATCAACGATCTGATCTTTGTTCTGCTGAATGAGACGATATGCATCAGCATATCTAGAAGTACCATCAGTCTGCTGATCACCAGGGATATAGAAATCGGGGTGATTGAGTGCAATAGAAGCAAGTGCCTTGTCTCCAATCTCCTTGCTATTACGGCGGATCAGACGGAATGCATCAGCAAGTCTGGACTGATCATCAGTTTGGGAGTCGCCAGGAATGTAGAAGTCAGGATGATATACACTGATCTCTGCCAGTGCTGCGTCGAGAATGAAATCTCTATTGGCGACAATTCTGTTACGTGCATCCTTGTTTCTGCCAGCAGGATCTTGCTTCTGAGAAACATCAATGGTTACGCCATTGGTTGTTAGTCCTGCTTCTTCTGCTGCAGAACCAGTGTAACCAGCATTAATACCATATGTTGTTAGTTCGCTGTTAGCATCAGGATCATATAGATCTGCTTGTACAGTCAACAGGTTAGCAATTGCTTTCTTGCAAAGATCTCTTGCTCTATTGAATGCAAAGATTGCAGGATCTTCTTCACCAACCAAACCATTGCTGATTGGATTACCAGCACCATCAAAATATCTTCTGGTTGCCTCAATAATGTTAGCGTTGCCACCATCTCTAAGGTCTTCTGCAACTGCGTCAACGATTAGACCGATATCACGCTTACACTTATCACCAAAGGTGTTACCATTGTTTCCATCATAGTTGGGGAAAGTCTGAAGCATCGATGCATATGCTGCATCAACAATCTCTTGGCGGTTAGCAACGATTAGGTTACGTGCGTCGAAGTAACGGTTGCCAGCAGGATTTAGACCAGGGTTGACATAAGAAATGTTCTGGAGTCTAGGATACTTCTCTAGGATATAACCGAAGACTTCTTCTTGCATGAAGCGACGGTTAGACTCAATCAGGTTAGCAGCATCAGCATAGACACTGTTAATTACACCACCAGATGGATTGAGGATAGAACCCTTTGCAACATACTTGACGAAACCAGTTGGTTCTAGGGATGCTTCAAACAGGTTATCCGTTCCAGGTGCTGGATCCAGTTTGACATATAGTTTATCACCAGACTTAGCACCAATTCTGTAACCATCAATGGTGGCAGCAGGTCTGGTTCTAGGATCAGAGATCTCATCACTACCTAAGAATAGTTTGGTATAGTTACCACTAGTCTGTAGAGTACCTTGAATATCAATGGTGTAGTAGGCAATCTTCTTAGTGTTTGCCTGTGTATCTTCTACCTTTCTAGGTGGAATGATGTGAGTAATGTAACCACCCTTGTCTTGGTTAAAGGAGAATCCTTTGAAACCAATAGCGTGTAGAGATGTGTTACCGAAGTTGGAGTTAGAGTTGGTGATGGACATGTCACCACCACTCTCCATCAGGAAGTGATCAGCGAAACCAACAGCGAAGATCGAAACGTTCTGGATGAATGCATCTTCCGAAGCGCGGACGTGGAAGTTTCTCCACTCATCCTTCCAGTAGGAATCACCCTTGGTGTGGTAAGGAACTGTTGCAAATGCGTCAGTTAGTGATGCTTGGTTCCAAGTATTGGTGTACTCGTCGTAACGAATGAATGCTCTGTCGTCTTTCTGGAGCGAAACACCCGTGTACTGCGCGATAACCATGGATTTGAATCCAGTGGCTTTCAGACCGTTTGCCCAGATTCCGCAAATACCCCATGTGGAGCGGATAGATACGTTGAAAACGTAAGGAGATGCGGACTCAACAGAGTCAACTTCCGCAAGAGTCTGTGCGTTCTGACCTAGTGCGGGAGTAGTATCTACACTAACAACCTTCTCTGAGGTAATGTTAGTTCCAATCGCAGTAGCAACAAATGGCACTTCATAAGTAAACTTACGAGCATCATTCTGGTCAATAGATTTAATCTGGAAGATACCCTCCAGTACATCATCAATCTCAGTGTTAGCGATAGCAACAAACTGACCTTGGAAGTATCCGTGGTCTACCTTGGTTGTTACTTCAATCTCAGAAGTAGAAGCAGGGATGCTAGAATCAGTTGTGTTATCAGTAATCTTTAGACTCTCAATAACTCTAGAGTCAGATAGAGGACCAACAATTCTGTTCTCTTGGACTCTGAGATCGAATTCGCCTGGGTCATCGATTGTTGGTTGATATGCAGAGAATGCTTTAGCAATCTTTCTGTAGAAGATACCTAGTTCTTCTGTATCTGCATATTCAAATACAGTTAGTTTGTGGTGAGAATAGTTAGGTGCTGTCTTTTTGGTGAAGTCAGTAGGATCATAGTAAACCTCACCAGTTCCTGCTGCAGTATTGTACAGAGGAGACTCAGATGTAGTTTGACCATCCTTGATGGTAAACTGCCAGAAGTAACAACCACCAGTTACGTTGAAGATGGCAGAGCGAGGAATCTCACGTTCCGTTGTTGCAGGATCAGGAACGTAGAGAGGACGAACAGTGGTTCTACGGAGGTCATAACCGACAAGGGACGAACCTCTAGGGATGATAGCACCACCCTCAGTATTGTTAAACTTCCAGTAGATGTTATCAGGATTGGAAAGATCTAGGATGCTGTCATCAGTCCAAGCATTAGTTCCTTGATCGAATCCAAATACATCGATACCACTGGTGTCAAGTAGACCAGGACGGTTGTCAATGTAGTGAATACCAGGCATCAGCATGATGCTGAACTGGTCAAATCTATCGTTGCCAAATCCAGGTAGATACGAATATCTTGCGATTTCTAGAAAAGCACGCTGGATGCTTTTGAATGGTGTTACAGGTGAATTACCTCTATTGGATAATGCATCTGTTGCATTGAAATCATCAGGAGAAACATAAAGATACTTACCAGTCTTAGAGCTGATAAGGTTATCCAGACGTGTTAATGGCATGATTATTTTGACCCTGCGGTGTAAACTTGATCCTCGGATTTATTTATACGCCTGGTCTGTACCTATCTCCCATGATAAGCATTTTGACTATCTCCCTGAAACACAAGAAGATGTACCCAAACTGTTCGCTCCAAGTACAATCTCCTTTCATATTGAAACCTCTGTTGTATTCAAGAATGTATCTATCTTACCATGTACCATATAATCAAAAGCAAAACTATATCTACTCACTTGTTTTGTGTTCATAGGAACAGAATGTAACAGTGTAGATGGAAATAGTAGCAAAGTTCCAGTTTCCACAGGTAATGGCACCGTGTAAAGTCCCGAATGATCAAAGAAAGGACCAAACATATGTGTCATCATTTGATTTGCATGAAATTTAATAGGAGCAGATCCTTCTGGTGCTTCGAGATACACAATACCACTAATCATAGAATTTTGGTGATAGTGTTCTTGTGCCCAGTCTTTATCACTGTGCATGTTTATCCACGCACCACAGCATTTCACACGGTGAGGAAGATTCAAATACTTTAGGTACTTATCTACATGCTCATCGATAATAGAAATCAGTGGAGTATATTTCTCGTCTTTATGTTTGCCAACACGACTCATCCAACCATTGTTGTGACCATTTCTAAGAAGTTTCTCTTCTTTATATGCAGCAATAACACTGTCAGGAATCTTTATCTGTTCCTTGTATGCAATGGTTGGAAATAGTTTTAGGATTGCCATAACTCCTCCACCTGGGCTCGAACCAGGGACATGGTGATTAACAGTCACCCGCTCTACCGACTGAGCTATAGAGGAATGATTCCCTTTCGGGAATGGAGAATAGGAGACTCGAACTCCTGACAGCCTGCTTGCAAAGCAGGTGCTCTACCAACTGAGCTAATTCCCCGAGAGCCACAAGTCGGACTTGAACCGACGACCTACGGTTTACAAAACCGTTGCTCTATCCAGCTGAGCTATAGTGGCGAAAAGAGGCATTACTGCCTCTTGAATTTGAATGCTCCCCAATTTGAACCCCATACTTTCTCATGAGTTTCAGCATTCAAACCTTTGTCAAGAACTTGATAATCTCCCTCAGAGAGGATTACTTCGTTGGCAACATAGGTTTTAGTTCCTTGCCAGTCTACCCAGCAATTACAGGTTGAAGTTCCGCCTTGATAAACTTTGTTTCCAACCTTCTTCATAATAATATCACAACCTTCGCGGTAAGTCAAGATCTTATCAGAAATCCATTCTAAGTTCTTGCATTGTGCAAAGCGTTGTGCGTCTAAGATCTCATAATTTTTGAGACGATAATCATCTCCCTCTTCTACAACATCAATAACAAACTGACGATATGGGCGATCGAGTTGGTAATTGTATGCTTGCTCACCGTAAATACGGTTTTCTCCAATCAAACGGTGAGAGACTCGGATGTGTGCATAACGAGTAGGGTGTGATTGTGCTTGTACTTTGTTCGAAAAAGTACCAATCAACAACTCAATAAATTCACTCATTCTGGTATAAGTTCTGGATTAACGAGATCTAATTCAAATAACACGGGATGGCATTCTTCAGCAATCAGATAATCAGAGAACCTGAAGATGTCCTCCATAGTATACTCTGGATTGATTGCACATTCTGACAATATCCACTTGTCTTCTTTCTCTTCTTTTTCAAGAACATCAAAAGCAAATGGAATATTCTCAACATAATACATCAGTACAGGTTCATTGTCAACAAAAACATGCTTTCTAGTGATTGTGTACTTGATTGCCATTTGTGTCAGTGTTTCCTGTCATTACTATTTAACAAGAAATAGGACGAGCGGGACTTGAACCCGCACGATCTTTACAATCGACAGATTTTAAGTCTGGTGTGTCTACCAATTCCACCACCGTCCCTTATGCAAACACTAGAAGTTTTTTCTTTAGTGCTTGCTTTCTTGCTTTCGCTTGGCGAAGCGCCTGAGGTTTTAGACGACGCTTCTGGTCTTTCTTGGAGTGATGTTGCCAGTTGGGCGTCGTCATTGGTCTGTCTCAGTACCTAAGAATTATAGCATACTATGTAGGTCTTGTGGGAGGTGCAGACAGTTTTGTGAATGACTGCTGCTTGATAAACGCCTTGAGTTCTGGAGTCTCATCCCACTCCCAGATTTCTTCATGACCCTTGCTATCAATCTTCTTATAAGTTTTCTTAGTCATTTCTAATACCATCCATTACTTGTTGTAGGTCATCAGCACGTCCCCTATAGTAGTCAATCTCCTCAGCGAGAACGTCAAGGATATCGTCTACGATAATAGCAGGTTCTACATCGTCGTTGAAGTAAGACTTAATCGCTTCTGATAAGTAGCGTCGCCTATTCCATTCAACACTATAGGGTCTGTAGTTCATGATAAAAGGGTTTGCATATTTGTATTGTAGAGGAGTATTGGCAATTTGTCAAGTCAGACAAACATGCCTTTATCACTCATGTATTGTAGTGCTTCCTTCATGCTACCGATATGTTTGTATCCAATAGCAATCTGAGGATATGTTGCTTCTTCACCAAATTCTTTACGGAATTGATGATCTTCAAAATGTCTGCCTAGTTCGTATCTTTGGAAGTCAGTTACTCCTTCCAAGT